CGTCGACAGCGGGTGGATGTGATGGGCCGCGCGCGCCCATTCGGCCGGCTCACCGCCGCCTGGCAGTCGCTGTGGGGGGTCGTGCTCAAACCGGGTGCGGCCGGCCCGGACTCGTCGAGCTGGGCGCGAAACTGGCTCGCGGGACTCGAAGACATGCTGGGCTCGACCGCGCTGGACCGGCCGTACGCGCAGCACCCGGTGATCCACCAGGCGGTCTCGACGATCGCGGACGACCTGGCGTCGATCGAGTGGCAGGCGTTTCCGATCGCTGGCGATGACAAGCCACTCGATTCCCATCCGGCGCTCGACTTGCTGTCCCGGCCCGCCCCGATGCTGACCGCGCGCGGGCTGTTTGTGGCATCGACGATCTACTACCTACTCGATGGCGAGGCGCTCTGGTACTACCCGGACGTCCAACTGTTGGACTCCGAGACGCCGCCCGAGGCACGGGTACGTGCCGGCGAGATGCTGATGATCCGGCCGCGCGATGTCGAGTGGCGCGTGGTCGAGGGCCGGGCTCGAGCGAAGATCAAGAACTCGCAGACGACGCTCGACCTCGATCATCTGACCGTGTTCCGCGCCTTCTCCCCTTACGATGCGGTATGTGGTCTGGGGCGCGCCGGTGTGATTCATCGCGAGGCCCGCGCGGACCTGGGCGCCGCGGCGTGGAACGAATGGACATTCGCGGACCGCAACGGCATCCCGAACATCGTGCTCAAGCCGCCGAAGGATGGGCCGGTGCTGACAGCGCGGCAGACCGAAGAGCTGCTCGAGCGCTGGGAGACCAAGTACCACACGGGGCGGCGTGGGATCGCCAAGACCCCCCCAGGCTGGGACGTGACCGAACTCGGCGGAAGCCGGCGGGACATGGAGTTCGGCGGCATGCGCGACCGCGCGCGCGAGATGATCCTCGCGCAGTTCGGCCTCGTGCCGTTCCTGGCGGGCGTGCTGGATAAGGCCAACTACGCGAACGCGCGGGAGCAGAAGGCCGTTTACTGGCGCGGCACGATCGCGCGCCTGCTGTCCATGTATCAGGATGGGATCAACCACGACCTGTTGCCCAAGCTCGGGGTCACGGACGTTCGGCTCTATCCGCGCTGGGAGATCGTGCGCGCGATGGCGGACGACGTGGCGCTCAAGACCGAGATCGCGACGAAGTGGTTCGCGCTCGGCCTGTCCAAGCGCGTCATCAACGAATCGCTCGAGATGGGCTGGAACTCGGACGACATTCCCGACTATGACGTGCCGTACCTGCAAATCGGGCTCGTGCCGGCCGACGCACTCGGTGCCGTCGACGAGCCGGAGATCGAGCCAGAACAAGACACGGCCGCACGGCCTGCCCGGCGGGCCGCGATCTGGCGCCTCGCGCTGCTGCGTTTGCGCGCGTTGGAACGCCCGTTCGAGTCGCTGATGCGCGCGACCATGCAATCGATCGAGCAGACGGTCCTGGCGCGCGTCCGCGCGCTGTCCTCGTTGCGGGTCGCGGGTGGCAACGGTCGAGCGGCCGATGACGCCGTGACAAGGCTGCTATTCGACGAGCGCGAGGTGCAGAACGAGCTGGCGCGCAAGTCGCAGCCGAAGCTCAAGCTCGCGGTCATGACGGGCGGCACCGGGGCGTTCGCGGACACCAACGCGCCAGGTCGGTTCGTGCCGGGCGACGTCCGGGTCCAGGCCACGATCTCGGCGCAGACGCTGCGCATCAAGGGCACGGTCGAGACGGTCCGGGCTCAACTGGCCGACACGCTCGGCGAGGGCCTACGGGAGGGCGATAGCCCACAGGAGATGGCGCGGCGCGTGCAGGATGTGATGAGCGCGTCGAAGGCCCGGGCGATCACGATCGCGCGGACCGAGATGGGGGCCGCGTACTCGGCGGGCCGTCAGATCGGTATGCAGCAGGCCGGCGTGCGCGAGCACGAGTGGCTGACCGCGATGGACGACAAGGTACGGCCCGAGCACAAGGCGGAGAATCGTCATCGCGTGCCGATCGGCACGCCGTTCCCGTCGACCGGGCTGCGGCGCCCGCTCGACCCCGCCGGTCTGCCCGAGCAGATCATCAACTGCCGTTGCACGACGATCCCGGTACTTGCGGCGGAGGGCTAGCAATGGAGACCAACACGGACCGACAGATCGGGCACGGCGAGGCGCGCCTGACCTGTGGGATGCGCATGATCGCGCTCGATGCGGAGCGTCGGCGCGTCACGCACGTGATCTCGACCGCCAGGCTCGACCGCGCGAATCGGGTCGTCGAGCCTGCCGGATGGCAGCTCGCGAACTTTCGGGCCAACCCGATCGTGCTGGCCGATCACGACTACGCGATCGAGAAAGTCATCGGCGGCGCGCACGACACGAAGCTCCAGGGCGAGGAGCTGATCTCGACGACCGAGTTCGCCGACACGGGCCTTGGCGCGCTCGCGTTCGCGCACGTGCAGGCCGGCTTGCTCCGAGCCTGGTCCGTGGGCTGGCGCGGGATCGCGCGGCACAAGTTCGGCGAGGTCGAGGGCTGCGAGCGCTGCGCGCAGCACAAGCGGGTCGAGTGGGGCGTGCACTTCACGCGCCAGGAGCTGCTGGAGTATTCGCTCGTCGCGGTCCCGGCCAACCCTGATGTCGTGATGGGCCTAGAGGCCGCCGGCGTGGCGGTCGACGATTCTGCGATCGAGGAGTGGAACGCGATGACCGCTGCCGGGCCGGAACCTGTCCGGCCCGCGCCCGATGGGGCGAATGCCGCGCCGATCCGTTCCGCGCAGTTCTACCGACAGTTGTTCGAGTTGGGCCGGGGCGTCAAGTTCCGGTCCGTTGCGCGCCAGATGGCGTCGCGGAGATAGCGATGGCGAAGACGACCGAGGTCGAGGACGCGATGAACGCGGCAGGCAAGATCCAGTCTGACCCCGCGCTCACGGCGATCCAGGAGCTGAGCGAGGGCGTGACCGAGTCGTTCGATCTGATCGAGGCTGGGCAGAAGAAGGACCGCGAGCACGCGGACCAGCAGGTGACGGCGGTCCGGCAGGATCTGGATCGCACGCGGACCGAGATGCTCGCGGGGTTCAAGGCGCACACGACGAAGATCGACACGCTCGATCGCCGCGCAATCGCGCTCGGTGCCGTCGTTGGCGGCAGCGGGGTCGACGATTGCTGCCTCGCGGCGATCAAGGAGGGCGACCGCAAGGACATCTCGGTGCTGGAATGGATGATGGCCGGGAGCAAGCCGGACCGCGAGCGGCACCCGATCTTCTCCAGTCCCGTGGCCAGGACGCTGGTTGCGCATTGGCTGTGGGACTCGCTGCTGCTGCAGAAGCGGCGCTACAGCTCGCAGGCACACGAGAAGGAGCTGTGGGACAACTTGGGCCGGTATGAGAAAGCGATCTGCGATGCCTTCCACATCGAGAAGGCCGCGGCGTTTACGACCGGGTCCGACACGCTCGGCGGCCACTGGGTGCCCGATCCTGTCGCGGCCGAGATCTACCGGCTGATCCTCGACAACTCGCTCGTCGGGCAACTGGCGAGCGGTGTGCCGATGACGACCAAGACGCTCGACCTCCCGGTCGAGGGGTCATCGGCCCTGACAGTCGCGTTCATCACCGAAGGCGCGGCGATCACCGATTCGGTCCCGGCCTCGAACGCGATCAACAAGGTGACGCTCACGGCCAACAAGATGGCGGGCCGTGCCGTCGCGTCGATGGAGTCACTGGCCGACACGGCGATCAGCATCCTGACGTGGGTGCAGACCAAGCTGACCGAGCTGGCCGCTCGTGAACTCGACAAGCAATTCGTCGAGGGCACGGGCGCGCCGTTCACCGGGCTGTCGAACGCGGTGGGCGTCGCGGAGATCGTGGCCGGCGTCAACGGCGACCCGGTGACGTACGCGCGGGTCGTCGACACGAAGTGGAAGGCCAGGGAGGCCGCGTCGCGCGCGGGCGCTCGCTGGTTCATGGCGCCCGAGATGGCGGGCAAGATTGAGGGGCTCGTGGACTCGCAAGGCCAGCCGATCGTCCGCTATGGCAACGTCGTGGGCGACATCGCACAGACGCTGCTCGGCTATCCGGTGACCGTGCATTCGGTGATCCGGGCCGACCGGACGAAGGGCACCGGCACGACGCTTTCGAACCTGTACTTCGGGCCGCCGCGCCAGATGGTGCGCGGCGATCGGGCGGGCATGGCCTGGGACGTCAG